CAACTAGTAAACATATTACTTGTATTTGTTGCACGTGATGTGTCAAGTAAAGAAACTGACGTTAATGAAGTACAACTATTAAACATAAGAGTAGTATCATAAGCCGTAGTAGTATTCATTGTAAACAAAGGTACTGATTGTAAACTATTACATCCATTAAACATTTGAGATAAAGTTGTTGCTTTGCTTAAATTTAAAGCACCTATTGATTTTAAAGTGTAACAGTTCTTAAAGGTCTGGCTAAAGGCAGTTACATTTGCAGTATTGAATAGTGGTACTGATTGTAAACTAGAACACCCTGAAAACATACTAGACATATTTGTAACTAATGCAGTATTAAATAAAGGTACTGATTGTAATTTAGAACATCCTAAAAACATACTACTCATATTTGTAACTAATGCAGTATTAAATAATGGAATAGAGGTTAGGCTATAACAAGTCTCAAACATACTAGACATATTTGTAACTAATGCAGTATTAAACAAAGGTACTGATTGTAAACTACTACATCCATTAAACATCCTAGTTGTATTTGTTAGCTTTATTGTGTTAAATAATGGAACAGAAGTTAAGCTATAACAATTTTGAAACATAGTCTGCATATCAGTTACGTTAGCAGTATTAAAAGATGGAACAATTTGTAAACTAGAACATCCTGAAAACATAGATGCCATACTTAGAACAGCCTGAGTCTTGTATGCAGGTACTTTTATTAAAGAACCACAACCACTAAACATACTAGACATATTTACAGCTAATGTTGTATTTAATTCTGGAGCTTCTTGTAGTGAACTACAACTAGTAAACAAACTATCGCATCTTAGTAATGCTGGTGTATCAGGTAATGAAATAGAAGTTAGTGACCTACAACCATTAAACATATTAGTAGCATCTGATAAGCTAGACAAATTATCAAAATAAACATCAGTTAATGCTGTACAGGATTGAAATAATTGATTTGTTGCTGTAACGGCTGTTGCACTTAATTCAAATGACCTTAATCCTGGATAATAAGGTGTTCCACCACTAGTAAATGTTGAAGTAAATGATGTTTTAGTGCTTCTTAATATTCTAACTCTTTCACATAATGTAAAATATAATGCACTATTATTAAAAGTAATATTTGCTAATGCTGACCCTGCCATAGCAATATCAAGCCAGCTAACTGTTGATCCTGCTAGTAACCCTGCCTGATTATGTAATCTTGCTATATTAATATTTGAAAATGTTTGCCCTGATGCTGGAGTAACAGTAATAATAGCTTGTTTATATGGTAGTAATGTTGCAGTACCATCCGTTGTCAATGCAATAGCAGAACCTCCTACCGTTGCTGATACTTGGAATGTGTTGGTCGTTGCATTGATTACATAGTATGTCTGACCTTCTGTAAGACCAGTTGTGCTAACTATATTATAAAACGATACTGACATCCCATCTGTGTAACCATGCGATGTTCTAGTTACTAAATCTGTTGAATCCGTAAGCGTAACTGGGGCATCTGTTCCATTTAAATCTGCGTCTGAATATGAAAAATTATGATTTATTTGAGTATTACTTGTAACACCTAAATCAGATGTGCCATCACCCCAATTAACATCATAATTACCTTGTGCAAGCAAAGCCACAAAGTTGTCTGTTGTATTGTAAACAGCAAATATACCAACAAACTTATTGTCGCTACTTGTAATAGATGGGAAAGTAACCCAAGATGGATTTCTAACCCACTTATTAGATAGTATTTGAGTTGAAGTATTAATAGCAAGGTTATCAGTAGTTCTAGTAACTAAACTATTAGACTGTACATTTTTTATACTCATTATGTTATCTCTGTACCAAATAATGAGAACGCAATTGTAGCTGTACCTGCATATACAGTAACAACATCTGTTGTTGCTAAAGTAAATCCAAGTGTTAAAAGTATGCTGTCATATTGATTAACATAATTATCATAAACAATATAATGTTGGTTTGCTATAGTTGCACCTGCTGGTCTTATTGCCACCCTAAATGTTGTTGATACACCTAAATTGGCAATTGCTAATGTAGAACATACGGATGATGTAGCAGAAGGTACTGTGTATAAAGTTACTAAACTAGATTTGGTAGTAGTACCTAGTGTTGTCGTTAGTGTACCTGATGCAACTGCAACATTTACCACAAAGGTAAATGTAGTGCCAGTTGGAATACTTGCGATAGTCCATGTACCATTCAATAGTATTTGCTGAGTGCCTGTAGCACCTGAAATAATTAATACATCGCCTATTGCATATCCAGCCGTTGAAGCAACCGTTCCTGTAACCGTTGTAGTACCATTACCAATATAATTTGTAATTGATAGAGTTGATACAGCCGAAGATGTAACCTGCCCTAGCACTTTGTAGGTATTAGCCATTTAAGCCCCCATCAATAAAAAAGTTTGTTCAAATCCGGATGATCCACCACCACCACCACCACCACCAGCCGCAGCCCAAGTTGCTGTTGTACCGTTAGAAGTTAATACATAACTATTTGCACCAATGCCTAATCTAGTTGCACTATTAGTGCCATTGCCTATAATTAAATCACCAGTTGTTGTAACAGGTGATAAGGAATTAAATGCTGCACTAGCAGTAGTCTGCCCTGTACCGCCATTGGCTACAGGAAGAATTGTTCCACTAGGCGCAACAAGGGTAGTTCCATTGCCATAGACAGCTTTATCTGCTGGGTAGCCACAAAAAACTACAAGACTGCCGGATGTAAAGTTAACTAAACTTCCAGCATTGGATGATGCCAAAACTGTTGTACGAGCTAATGCACCAGCACTAACTGTACCAAGACCAACTTCCCAATTTGATCCAGAGGCATCTTTAATTGTGTAGTAGGTTGTATTAGTATTGCCAATTGCTGTTGAAAATGTTTGATAGCCTGATACAGCACCAGAAAGCGTAAGAGTTCCAGTACCTGTAGTTGTAGAGGTTTCTTGAACCCTATCTTTAAGGACTAATGGCATAACCTATCCCTTAAGCTAGTGTTACTGAAAGGTTGCCGGTAGAAATCTTAAAAATGTCACCAGATGAAATTGTTTTAGATACGTCTAGTGGGGTGTGATATAAAAGATTGCCGGCAGTAGAAGCGTCAAGTATGCCAATCCAACCTACAGTACCCCATGAGCCTGATGATGTTGGAAATGTTACGTCAGCCGAGTTAGTTGTCACACCGTTAGATGGTGCTGCAAATGTTACTGCCGTACGTGCGTAAGAGCCACCAGATACTTCAGTACCAGTATTAGCGTCAGTTGGGTCTGTGGTATATAGACCTACATAAACTAATGTTGGTGTGGTGTAAGCTGTATTGCGTAGCGTTACATTGATTAATGCGTTTTCTAAATAATTACTCATTTCTGCCATGATTTTTCCTTTATCGTGTTGCTATTGAGATTGAGATTGGTGAACCAGCATACTCGCCTTGGTCATCTGATACGGTTAAGGCTGTTAAACCACGGTCATACAATGTAGCCCATGTTTGTAGACGAGTATCATTCATAATATATGGTTCAGCCTCACCTAAAGCGCCATACAATAATAAGTCAGGGCAATTAGCCGTAAATGCGTTAGATGTTGCTGCGTTGCTTAAAAATGGTGGTGCAGCATAGTACAGCATACTGAGTGTATAGTTGCTATCTGGTACTGGAGCAAGTTGAAACTCTTGCGCTAATACGGTGTATTGATGCGGTAGACCAGAGTCTGTAGTGCGAGAATTGCGGAATAGTGCGCTAGGTGATTGATACTCTAGTGTTGTTACTGGATTTGTTTGTAGGTGTAAGTCACGCATCTGCAAGAAGTCTGATGGTAGCTCTACTGTGGAGTCACCGGCTGTTGCAGTTGTTGTTACTACCTTGAGCATTTGACGAATACGGAGTTCTCTGCGTAAACGTGTTTCAGCAAGCCTAATGAAGTCAGGAATCATTGCCGTTAAGTCACTACGAGCTAGGTAACTGGCAATCGTAGTCTGTAAGTCGGAGTAATTTGTTAGGCTCATATCCTACCTGCTCTGGTTCTAAATGCTCTGTTATCGGGATTGTTTAACCATTCGTTAAATCGTTTCTTATCTATTACTGCAAAGCCTCGTGTGATGCCTTGCTTTTCTAATTCTGCGAAAACTGTGAGCGGTATAGATGCTACCTTGTTGCCAAATGCATCCTCGCTCCATCTTTTACGTTCGTCTTGAGCAGCGTACTCACGCTTGTTCATCTCAAGTATGCCAGTTATGTCTTGACTCTTAGCAATGATTAGTTCATCACCGTTATCTATGAATGATGTATCTGTAATGCCGTTGGATATTATATTGCTCATGTAATGTGACTCCAAGTCCTGCCTGTTCTTACACCACGAATGCAACTGGTAGATACTCCATAAAACCTTCCAAGTTCAGCATGGTTCATTTTACTTGCTCGTATTTCTTTTACTATTTTTGCATTCAATACAGATTTGCCATTTTCTTCACCAACATGAGCAATATATGTATGTCTGCCTTTTTTCAACATATCGTGCGTATTTTCCATATGTGTTCCAACACTTAAATGATTTGGATTTACACATAATGGGTTATCGCATGAATGCATTATAACCATACCGCTAGGAATTTCCTGATTGTTATGCATTGCCCAAGAAAATCTGTGAGCCAATACCGTTCCTAAAGTTCTTGCCCCTATAGAGAAGCTACCATAATTACCAGCTTGATGACCTACCCAAATCCAACACTCAGAATCTGATTTCTTTTCAACAAATCTCCAAAATCTTTCTTCTGTCGTGCCTCGTGGTTTAGTTCCACTAGCAATAACTCCACTACGTCTTAGTCTTTGGTAATGCTTCGCACAATATCCGCTAGCAAGTACATTATTACTACAATCAATTTCTTTACATTTAGTCATATGACCTCCAAAAGTAGAACCTAAATTCTACTCTTGGATTTCATATTTGTCAAATCACTAACTAGGTGAGGTCAGCAATAATTCCGTGTGCTGCTTCGTTCTTAACTTCTAATGTGTACTCTACCAATAGTTGAGTTACATCAGCGTCACCAGTTTTGGCTAGCTCATTAGTTTGGAATGGGCGTAAGTAAGCTACTGAAGCCATTTCTGGGTCTAGTAAGAATGCTACGTCATCTGAGTCTGTGTTAGGAATGAAACGGTTAGGCACGATAGAGATAGTACCAAAGTCAGAAACAAACACGTCTGCTGCTGCAATGATAGATGCTTGTACATTGCTTGGTATATCTTTGTAACGTGTAGCGATACCGGCAAATGTAGATGCAACTACTTTTTGAGCTGGAGTTACCATCAAGATTGTTGGTGAACCGCCTGCAACATAAGCAGATTGGATTACTGTGTTCAAGATAGTTTGTGTGAAGGCACGGTCTGTACCAGTTACACGAGCAGTAGTACCAGATGCACCAGCAGTA